TTGGTTACGCAGGTGCTAATGATACTGGTAAGGTTTCTTACTACGTACAAGGTGGTCCAGCATTCGTAGCTGTTAAAGATGCTGATACTGAGACTCGTTTTTCAGGTAAAGCTGGCGGAAGTGTTGCTATCACTGAATCTACTGATCTTTACGGTGAAGTTTCTTTCCTTACAGGTGAAGAGGAAGAAGATTTCGGTACAGGTGGAAAGGTAGGAGTTAAGTACAGCTTCTAGTCGTAATCAGGATCCTAGGACTTATTACTATATAGAATAGGTAATGAGTCTTAGTTCCTATTTATAGATGTCGGCAACAATAAAAAGACATGCTGGGATGGATCCCCAGTTACTGGCTTTATTAGCGGCTTCTTCCTTGACAGGAGCAGGTACTAGTGCTGTCGGTGTAGCCGATTGGTTCATGGGTGATTCTAAGGCATGGAACTCCGGTGAAATTCCTTTAAATTATTTAATTGCCATGATGCCTGCGGCTGGTGCGTCATTAGGACAAGGAGCATATACATTAGCTGACCCAGTATTAAGAGAACAGTTTTTAAATGCGTGGGCAGATACATGGAAAAAAAATCCAGATGGTACTACTCATAAAAAAGGAACTTACAGTGATGCAGGGCCATTTACACATGGCAAGTATGGTGTTGATTTAGATCCACAAGGTTTTGGTTATGAAGTTAGAAGGCCTGTTGATATAGATAGTATTCCTACTCCTGATAATCCTGGAGTTTCACCTAACAGAGTTAAGAGAGCAGCTGCTGGTTTACCTAATGCTTATTCTGTTGACGACTATGTAACGGCTAATCAAGGTGTATTAAATAGAGCTAACAAGAGAAGAGCAGGAGCCGCGTTGATTGGAGCTTTACTTGGAGCAGGAGTCGCTATACCTAAATTCAGAGATGACGATGGAAACAACGCACCATTACCTCCTGTATAACAATGGAGCTCGCTGGCCGTAAACTTGGACTTAACCCAACAACTGTTGGAGATATTGCCCAAGCAACACAAGAAGGAAAATCTGTTGAGAACGTTAACATGTTCACTCAGGCTATGAAAGCTCTGAGTTCTTTTTTTGGACCTAGAGAAGGTGAATTCAATACTGGAACAGGCGTTCAACCAGAAGGAATGCATCCTTATCAAGAAAAACTCTTATTGCAAAAACGGATGGAGGAAGCGAGACAGGAGGCTAAGAGGAAATCAGAATTGGCGCCAGGAATAACTGATCTTCTTTATAGAGGTGACACAGAATTGAAAAAAACCAATCCTTTCTATTCAGGCGAGGGCTGGGGACCTTAATGCCTAAGCGGATTAGTAAAGAAGAATTTGATTCTCGCTTTGGAAAGAGAAGATTTTCCGAGCAAGAGTTATTTGAAAGAGGATTGTCGACAGATCCTAACGGTCAAGTTCGCCCCACTGCTGAAGTATTTAACGATCTCTTTATTGATGGTGTTAACCGTTTAGGCCTAAGTCATCCAGAAGCTAAAGCAAGAGCGAATAGTTATTTTGGACGTAATACAGATCCTCTAAGCCATACGCAAGCAGGACCAGAATTACAGTCTTTAGTTACGAAAGCTCAGACTAGTCCACCTCCTCCGGCGGATATTCTAAATGCACCAAAGCCAACTAGTGCTACAGGAGATCCATGGTTAGATGGTCCTTCTTCTAATCCTCAAGATTACTTTAATATTCGACGATCTGTAGAAAGGACTGATCCATGGGGAGGAGGAAGTGTCCCGCCTGATCAGGTTCCTCATAGCTCTAGACAGCCATATATTCATCCTGAGGATTTACAATTAGCAGTTCGAATGCTTAATGAAGCCAAAGAAACTCAATCACCCACTGGTAATCGAATGGGTATGAAGTTTCCGCCTGAATTATTGGCTGCCTTACTAGTCCCCTCTGCTGTAGTATCACCTCTAGTCCTTGATGAGATAGGAAAACCGAAAGAAATTTATGAAAAAGCCTTACAAAAAACTTATTAAACTAAGCAAAAAAGCCGAGCAATGTTCTACTAGAGAAGAAGCTCAACTTCTCATTAAGAAAGCCAGTAAATGGCATAAAAAATTACAATCAATTTAATGAATTTTTACAGTGATCCAGCAGCTTTTCAGCTTGCTATTTTATTTCCGTTTATCCCGTTAATTTGCGTAGGAATTGTTACCTTCGCTTTAGGCTATGACATGCGTGATGATAATGATGATGATGATGATGATAGAGGTACTTTAGTTCCTGTAATGTATCCTGCGTCTTAATCGTCAACAGGTTTAAAAACTTCTACAAAGGCATGACATTTAGGGCATGTCAGGATTGTTACGATAGACCATTCATCCATTAGATTCGGATCAACTGTTTTGTCTGGGCCGCGATCAAGAGGAGTATTGCAATAAAGACAGTTCATATTTTAAAAAGCCTAATATTAATGTAGCGGTTTAAAACTACATGGCTACTGAAGCTAAAATTCAGCCTCCTGAAGAGGAGAAAAAGAAAGGCGTATTTCAGACACTCAAAGAGAAGTTGGATGATAAAGAAGAACAATTTGAATACATCTCAGTTTTAGTCAGATTGGTCGTAGTTGCCTGGTCCGGGGCATTAGTGACCTTAAATTATTTGCCAGAAATTCCTGGGTTGACGTCAGGGGAAAAGCAGGATATAACTTTTCCGGCGTCTCTCCTGGCTTCGTCGCTTGCAAGTTTCGGCCTGGATAAGAGTGCCAAGAAGAAAGGTGACGGAACGTATGACGCTAGTGGAGACGATAAGCCTTTAAGTAAAAAAGAGATGTTGGCGTTAATGAATACAGGAGGTGGATTCCAGACAATACGTGTAGAAACGCCTATAAAGATATTGGGAGCAGATGTAATCGACTCTTCTAAAAAATCATGACTTGCGACAACCCTTCACATGTAGACGCCTCTCAGGAGACCCGTCTGACAGTACAAGCTCTTAAAATCGAGAGATTGGAAGAGAAGCAAGACGAGTTACGTGAACGTCTCAAGGTTGTAGAGAAGTGGGTTATCGGGGCTGCAGCAGTATTAGCAGCTGGGGTTACACTCATAGGATTTGCTACTAATATATCTAAGGCTTACTTATGAAGGCTGCTATAGAGACCGTTAAAAATATTATTTCTCCAGAGCAAAACTGGAGTAAGTTTTTAATGAAGATCGTTGGCTTGTCTGCCATCTCTGCGATAGGTCTAATAGGTTTCAAAGCTTATACAGAGTCAAAAATTGTTGATGATGGAGCAGAGGAAGCTATTACTGTTTTGTTTGAAGAGGATCCAAGCAAGAAACTAAAAGTAGAATCTCTTCTTAGTGGCATCCTTACCAAGAACAGAGACATCAAATCGGTCTGGTTGTATGACTGGCCTGATGCTAGAAACATTGTTCCTATAGCTAATTTTCCTAGAACGTCCGTTGATCCTATCCCAACAGGCTATTGGATGCCAGGGGATGAGGAAGTGATTGGACATTTTGTGTTAGCTCAATGCACGGAATTACCGAATAGGAGCTTCATATCAAGAACCTGCCCGGTGACCGGACAGACAGATGCGTGGGGCGCTCTCGTTATTACGTATGCCGATGGTCCAGTTGATAAGATTGCTGATGTAACAGCCAAGAAAATAAGTGAAATGCTTTATTTATTGCCTGATTAATGGAAAAAACAACAGACCCACAATTAATTTTTATTATCGGTAGCTTGGTAACCATTCTTTTGGGTGCTATTAGCTACGGAATTTATTTAACTCTTGGAAGCGGATCTAAAGATTTAAGAGATCCTATTGATGAACACGCAAAGATGCACGAGTTGGGTATAGCTCACGGACATCGCAAAAAATAATTACCTACTATAAGTAGAGACGTCTAAAATTTTCCCATGAAGCGCGTAGTGTTGTCAGCGCTGTTACTGACATCTATTGCAGCACCTGCGATGTCAGATATAACGCATAGTCTGAGTTCTTCGGTACAGCTTACTGTAGATGGGGCCTCATCAGTTGCAACCAGGCTGGGGTCAACATATGCGGTAAGTGGCACGAATATCAAAGTAGGTACCGGTAATAACGATGTTTTTGGTGGATTAACAGCAGGATCGGCTACGGCGGCAGCGACGATTAAGGCTGGGACCTACGTGCAAAATACCCCCGGAAATCAGTTCAGTTTTTCAGAAAGTTGGCTCCAGGGGGACGCTATACCTGGTATTAACGCCGGTTCAACTGTGTCATCAACAACCGGACAAGTCGCATCTATTCCGGCGTTTGGATCGACTACGACTTTTGC